AGAAGGTGCGGCATCTGGCGACACATATTTCACCGGCACAGTTATTGTTACTGGCAAATCAGTTACGTCAACTTTTGACGGAATGGTTGAAGTGGCTTTTACTGCAACTGGAACTGGTGGGATTACTGAAACAACCGTGTAAACAATAGACAGACAGGGGTGGCACTATGTCTAAGTTCGCAGAACAAATTGCCGCAAATCGTGCGGCAAGAGAACGCAACTTTATTGATGTTGATGAGTGGGGAGCAGAAGGTAATCCGTTGAGGATTTATTATACTGCTGTGACTGGCTCTGACATTGATAAGGTTTCTCGCAAGTATAAAGACTTTACCAGCAATCCTTCAATCGCCGGAATGGTAGAAATGATTATCATAAAGGCGCAGACAGAGGATGGCGAAAAAATGTTTTCGTTAGACGATAAGCCCACATTATTGCGTGAGCCGATTGGCGTTCTGACAAATGTTTTCGGTGTTGTCTTCAATGCAGTTAGCGTTGAGGAACAGGAAAAAAACTAAGGAGCGATCCATTCAGGTTTGGTCTTATATCGCTTGCGCTTAGATTAGGTAAGACGATTGCAGAGATTGAAGAAATGTCGCTTGATGAGTATAATGAATGGGTCGCATATTTTAGTTTGCTAGAGGAACAGCAAAATGGCCGCTAATAATCTACAGATCAATGTAAATGTAGGCGGCAATGCGTTATCTCAATTACAGCAAGTACAGGCGAAAATTCAGTCTACGGATAATGCGGTAAAGAAGTCTGCGCGTGGTTACACCGTATTCGGCGCGGCGGCTGACAAGTCAACAGATAAGGCTAGGCGTTTCGCGCAAGCTGGTATTCAACAGGCTGGTTTCCAGCTTGGTGACTTTGCGGTTCAGCTACAGAACGGTACTCATTTTCTTACAGCTTTCGGTCAACAGGGTTCACAGCTATTAGGTGTGTTCGGTGCTGTCGGTGCGGTTCTTGGTGCTGTCGTTGCTGTTGGTGCCGCGCTTGGTACTGTGTTCCTGAAGATGCGGGATAGTGCCGGAACGCTGACCGAAGAACTAGACGAGTTGGAAAAAAGCGTTAAAGACTTGAGTGGCTTTGCCATAACCAATGAGGAGCGTTTCGAGACACTAAGAAAGAAATATGGCGAGGTCACTGAGGGCGTAGATAAACTGTTTGAAGCCCAGAAGAAGCTGGCACAGTTTGAGTTGCAGAACCAGTTAATGAAGACCATTACTGCCCTTAAAGATGAATTGGATGTGATAGAGGATTTGTCTCGCAGTCAAGATAAGTTCACTGAGGCACAGACCAAGGGTGGGAAACAAAGGGTTCTCGCACAGAGAAATCTAGCGCAAGCTATTAAGCGAGTTCGTGAAGAATTTGATTTGTCTAAGAAGCAAGCAGAGGCTTTGGGCGCGGCTATGGGGAAACTTAAAACAGTTGATCCGTTCACCCAGCCAGTAGAGGCGGCAAAGCAAGTTCAAGCAATCTTTGATTTGATTTCGATAGACCTAGAGAATCTTAGCGTCGAGCAACGAGAGGTCGCAGGGAACTTATTGAAATTGGTAGATAGCCTTAGAACGGTTGCGACGACACAAGAACAAATTGCCGGTGAAGCCAAAAACGCGATTGGTCTTACAACAGACGAAATGAACAGCCTAGCTAAAGGAATGGCATCAGCCTTTGGTAATAGCTTCAAGGGAATTGTCAACGGAACCGAAACCGTAAAAGACGCATTTCGTAACATGGCATTAAGCGTTGTAGATCAACTGCTTCAAATTCTTGTAGTTCAACAATTAGTGGGCGGGATATCTACGGGACTGCAAACCGCATTTCCTAAGTTGTTCCCGAAGAAAGCAATCGGTGGTGCTGTACAAGCAGGCCAGCCCGTTCTCGTAGGGGAGCGAGGCGCAGAGATGTTCGTGCCTTCAAGTTCCGGCAGTATCATTCCAAACAAGGAACTTTCGGGCGGTAGTGGTGTGACTGTTCATCAGACCATCAACGTCACGACCGGCGTTCAGCAAACTGTCCGGTCAGAGATTGCGAACCTGATGCCGCAAATCGCCAATGCAACGAAAGCGGCTGTGGCTGATAGTAGGTTGCGTGGTGGTTCGTTCAGTAAAGCGTTTGGGGGATAGTAATGTCTATTTCATACCCACTTTCCACCCCGACCAATAAGGGAATAGCAGAGATAAGACTGATCGCTAGAAACGTGGTCGGCGTATCTACGTCACCATTCTCGTTCAAGCAACAGACCTATCAGTTTTCCGGTCAGCGTTGGGAGGCCGATGTTCAGCTTCCGGCAATGCAACGTAATGACGCGGAGGAATGGGTAGGCTTTCTTACGTCACTATATGGTCAGAAGGGGACGTTCCTTCTGGGCGATCCTTTGGGTGCCACGGCAAGAGGTTCGGCATCGACAGCCGCCGGAACGCCGGTTGTGAATGGCGCAAGTCAGACTGGTGGGACGCTGGCTATTGATGGCTTGCCAGCGAGTGCCACAAACTATCTTAAAGTTGGTGATTATATCCAGTTGGGTTCTGCCGCAACAGCACAGCTTTATAAAGTGTTGACCGATGCCAGCAGTAATGGCTCTGGCGAAGCCACGCTGGATATCTGGCCTGACTTGCGTTCATCACCGGCTGATGGCGCGACAGTTGTGGTGGCAAATGCCAAGGGCGTGTTTCGTTTGAATGACAACGCAAGCAGTTGGGACATCAACAGGATGGGACTTTACGGCATCGCCTTTGGCGCGGTGGAAAGCCTATGAGTAGGAACCTTACCACGGCAGTCCAGAACGAACTTGCGGCATCTGAACTGCAACCTTTTTTTGCTATCAAGCTGGCATTTGACAGCGGAGATGTTCGGGTTTGGACTGGCTATAATGACATCACAATCGCCTCTGAAACGTATATAGGCGGCGGTCAGTTGCTTTCTATATCACCTATCGAAGAAACCGTTGAGATAGCCGCTAGAGGCGTTAATCTTGCGTTGAACGGCATCAATAGCAGTCTCGTGTCTGTGGCATTGACCGAAAGTTATCAGGGACGGTCTGCTAAAGTTTATCTGGGCGTGATATCATCGGGTGCGGTGGTGTCAGACCCATATCTTGTTTTTGATGGGCGTATGGATGTTATGACCATTGAGGATGCTGGTGATACAGCGAACATCAGTCTGTCAGCCGAAAGCCGATTGATTGACTTGGAGCGTGCGCGAGTGCGTCGGTACACGAATAACGATCAGCAAAACCAGTTTGCTGGCGACACAAGTTTGCGGTTTGTTGCAGACTTGCAAGACAAAGAGATTGCATGGGGATCAGGAAAAGATGACGGAAGTTTCGATTTCAGCAACATCGGAAACCAGCCCTTATTCTAGGGTCGCTGGCTGGGAAGCTAGTCTGACCGATATGATAGAGACTTACCGTTGGTTGCCGTTTGAATGGGGCAAAAACGATTGCTTTACATTCGCAGTCAAGTGCGAACATGCGATCTGCGGCAAGACACGCTTTCCAGAATTATATAGTGCCAAATACACAAATCAATTTGGGTCGATGCGTGCATTTATGCGGCACGGATATTATGGAATGATTGACTGTCTGGATCAGCGTTTGGATGAGATTGATATGGCAGTTGCCAAGCGCGGAGATTGGGCGGCTATAGGAACCACACATGGTCTGGCGATTGGTGTGTTGACTGGTGATAAAATTGCTGTGACTGGTGAAGGTGGTCTGGTATTCTCACCGTATTCATCAGCCGTTAAAGCGTGGAGAATATAGAATGTCACCCCAAGCAGTCGCCGCCGCAGTAGTAGCAACGGGAACGCAATTTCTCATAGGCGCGGCTATCCCAGCACTAGCTGTTGCAAATGCTGTTCTTTTGACGACATTTGTCACGACACTGGTTCTTTCTGGCGTGTCAATGGCGTTGCAAAAAAAGCCAAAGCTGAACCCGCAGTCTGCTATGTCAGGCAGAAGCCAGATGGTCAAACAGCCATTGATTAGTCGTAAGATTGTCTATGGTCGCCAGAAGGTTTCGGGCGGCATTGTATATATGCGAACCACGGGCAAGTCAGAGTTCTTGCACATGATCGTGGCAATAGCATCAAA